CTGTTCATAAAGTTGTTCTACGGGCGGCTCGCGATAAGTTTGCTCAGTCTTGCTCTCTAGCACAACGCCAGAGCTAAGGCCGGACACCACCTCTGAAACGATATTTGATAACACTCCTTCTTCTAGAAGTACCTCTTTAATACATTGTTTAACAAGTGGTTTCAAAAGTCTCCTCAATTCATTTTTTTTAATTATTCACCTCTGAGAATTTCATTAAGCGCCCTGTTGATGCGATCTGCTTTTGTAAACATATTTTTAAAATTTATATTTTTACCCTCGCCTATCATGAAGGCGCCCGTCGTTGAAGGTTCAGATACAAAATCGAAGCAAATCAATTGAAAATCATCTTCAACAATTGTGTCTCCGTTGGTCTCCTTCACCGACCCCAATCCCCTGGATGATATTCCAAGTTTTACGCCCGCTCTCACTAGTTCTTTTAATACTTGTCCGGACGGAGTATCAAGTACTTGAACCTTACCCATGACATCATCGCCATCCCACCAAACCTCCGTTACCAAATGTGAGGCATTTTTAAGGTTTATAACCTGATCGTCCGGATGATCTAACTCGCCCAATGCACGACGTTCTTTTACTAGCTTTTTATAATTTTCTACTTCTCTTTCCAATATACCCTTACCATAAACACGGCCATTACCATTCTTTGCATTGGCCCTTTGCATAACACCCGTGAGAAAGACATGACCACTCTTAACCATTCTTTTTTCCGCTTCAGTTAAAAAATCCTGACATACTCCGCCTTCACAAAGTTCATAATATTCTCGTAATAATTGTTTCTGCATAGCTATGAGCCCTTGCAGCAACGTCTTACTGGTTGTAACATCCATTTTTTAGTATGCATTATGATTCTCCTTTAATTTGTAAGCCATTATCATCAATAAGCGAGCATAAAATATACGAAGTACCTGAACTTAAACTGCCTAGAAGAAAATAATTAACTACTGTGTGTTCAAACGTAAATAGTTCCGTATAACCGTTTATTCCGCACAAAAACACGCCTACCCAAAAGCCTGTGCACATTGGGCAATGGAGCAACTCGCATGCCCAATCCCACCAACACGAAACTTCCTGGCGCATGAATTTAAAAATATGGCTGTAAACGATAATAGACGTAACACCATACGCGCACAAAATAAAATAAATAAGTTCCATTTAATACCTATAAAACGATGTCATGCCATATGGACCACGAATATAGCCCGGGCGCAAAGAACCTTTCTTTTCTTCATGTGGTATCTCACCAAGTTCTGTCGAATCTTCGTCGTTCGGACTTGTAAGATCTTGAATATGTTTTTTATCTTGCTTTTTAAACAACGAAAAGTACGGAGCCTCTTCTTTCACAAAGTCCCCTATAACGAACACCACCATCTCTAAGGGATCTGTGCTATTATCATATGACGCAACTATTCTGCCTTCCATAGAGCCGTAAACGTTGCCTCCATGGACACTATTTGAGTCTATAATACCCTTCTTTACTAAATGATAAAAAAGTCTATCCTGCGCAGGGTAGGTAGAGTCCGTTAATTCATCTTTTGGGAAAGCAACAACTTTGCTTTTAGCAGGCATAACCACAATATCAAGTTCTTCATGGTCAAGGATCATAAGATTCCCATCTACGGACTTACGAATATTAAGAGACATCTTTTTTTGTATCTTAGGTTCAGGCGGTTGTTGTGGCAGGGAAGGTTCTGCCTCGTCGCCTATCTTAATTGTAATAGGATCTGGAGCAGCTTCGTCGCCTATTTCAATATTAATCGACATCTTTTTGACTCAACTCCTTAACCAAATTCTGAATTTGAAGTACCTTTTTCACCATCGTGCTATCAATCGTCTGGCTTCTAAAGCCCTCTATCAGCCTCAAGACGTCTTTAGTGTTTTTATCCATTTTGGAATCAACTTTAATTTCTGGCATCTCTAAGGACTCATGAATTGTGTGTTTTAGTCTGTCAATTTCTTCATTTAAATATATCTTCAGTTCGAGGCCATTGTCTGCGAAAGATGAAATATACTTATATAGCAACTGTTTTTGTTCAACAAGCAAAGTTTCTGAATATTCTTTATTATAATTTTCAACAAACGTTTTATAGACCAAATTGTCGATTGGCTTAAGATGTTTTTTCTCTTCTTTTTTTGTAGAAAGTCTCGAAATCAGATTTTCCTCTAAAACGACTCTCTTTTTAATAGACACATTATCACCAAATATTTGATTAATGGTGGCCAAATTTTTATAGTTAGGAATAAAATTTGAAAATATTGATTTAGAAAACATCTTGTTCATTTTATCAATCAAGATAGTTTGCTCTTTAAAAAGCTGTTCCTTATCTATTTCTGCATATATTCTACGAGCTTCGAAAATTAATTTTTCCGCAGTGTAAGGGGCAAAAACCTCACTACCGGAGAGGGCCCTATAAAGTTCAAGCTCTTTGCCTAACAAAGTGCCCCTATCAAAATGCTCCTTGATTATGGTTAAAAGCCTGCCTTTTTTCTGTTCTTTTTTTTCAATAGTAGCCTTAGTCAACTCTCTAATAAGGGCCTCGTAGAGAAAAGCAGTGTTTCTTTTTTTATTATGTTTTAACTTCACTTTTGGCTCCTTTCGCCTCTAATTCGGTTATCAAATCTTTTACTTCTTTCTCGACTTCAAATAAAAGTTCTTCTTCGTTCTTATAATTAGTTTCTTCGCCCTCATAAAGACCTCTCCATAAGCCTCGTAAATCTGAATACCCTGGATTTCTTTTTCTATGTGTGTTCACTTCCGGACGAGCTTGACTTAAATAATTCTTTTGTCGGGCGCCTTGATATCTTTTATCATGTACAACAGGACTGTACCACTTGCCCTTAGATGCGTCTGTCGTTGTTTGTGGTCGACCGAGCGAATCCCTTCTCTGAGTTTTATACCAATCGGCGTCGCGCTTTGCTGGAGGGGCTGCTAATAAGGCTGTTTCTTCGCCGCCTGCTTCGGCTCCGGGAGCGGCTGCTGCTGCTTCCTCAGGGGGCGCGCCTTCAACTGGTGGGGCGCCTTCCGGTGGTACCTCGCCTTCAGCTGGTGGTGCGGCTTCTTCTGCTCCAGGTTCCATAGGTGGCATCCCTTCTGCAGCTGCTGGATCCCCGCCAGGAGCGCCTAGCGGCATTTGCTGAGCTTGTTGCATGAGTTCTTGAGATGTTAGCTCAATTTCCATTTCCAGCGCTGCATCAAACTTCCTATCATGGAACATTTCCCTTTGATTTCTGATAAATCCTTCATCCGACATGCCGAAAATATTTTCAGCAATCCAACGCTTGCTAAAGAAGCCTTCTACAGCTGCGCCTGCAGTGTCAAACTTCATCCTCCAATGTTCTAGCTCTTGCAACTCTGCAATTTTAGACGGATTATTCAATGAAAGCTTAAACGAAATGAGATCCTCGCCGCGATAACCTAGTGTGTACAAGTGAATAACACCTATTTTTTCAATCTCCGCAATCACAGATCTTTGCAATCTTTGAACCGTTCTAGCAAAACGGATATCTTTTTGTGCAAGAGTTGTTTTATCTTCTTCGGCGCCTTCGCCTCTAAAAAGATATGCTTGTGGAACCTTGAGTGCTGCGAACAATTTATCCTTCAAATATTTAATATCTTCAATATCGCCAGTGTACGAACCTCCTGCTAGCGACTCAATTTTAGTGGATACTCCACCTCGAACAGGAACAAAATAATCCTCTTCAATACTTAAAGGGTTATAACGCAAATCAACACGACCGGTCTTCGAATCAACAACCTGATTACGTTTCATCTGTGTCATAACTTTTTGCATGTATTGTTCGACATCTTCTGGATTAACTCCTCCAACATCGATATAAAATACGCGGCGCTCTGGTGACCTTACTATACGGTATGCCATTACTGCGTCTTCTAGAAGAGTCAATTGTCTCCATATTCTTCTACAAGCCTCAAGAACACTAGTGCCGTATGGTGCATATTTATCATTTCCCAAAATTCTAAAATGTGCAATTTGCCAATTTTCAAAAGTTATACCACCTGAATTCCATTGATATTGGATATAGCTTGGATTTGTTTTATCTTCGCCCTCCAACCTTTCAATTTCTGACGTCGGTATACCTATAACATTTTGAATTCCTTTCTCTGCATCGAGATCCAAATACAAGAAAAAGTCGCCAAACTTACACATTGTGCGACACCAACCAAATAAATTATGCTCAAGATTCATAATCTTGTGATAAAGATTTTGAAGGATTAGTTTAATTTCTTCATTTGGGCACTTAATCGATAACAGAGGTTGCAGCTCTGATGAAGTTGCCATTTCATCCGCATAAATATCCAAAGCAGATGCGATAATTGGCTCATATTCCATTTGTTCAAAGTCACCATAACGTTCAACGCGATTTTGGTTAGCGAGAATATTTGAAGTTAAATTTTCAAATGTATCATACGTGGTCTTTTTAAAGTTTTTCCCGCTAGCCGACGTAAACTTGCTAGCAAACTTGTCTAGTTGCCTGCGTTTGTTTCTTCTCGGTATCTGCCTGCGGTAATTCACCAAAGGACCAGACAATAGTTTTGTCAATTGTTTAAATAACGGACTATCTGGATTTCTTGGATTTTTTGTATTTTTTGCCATAAATATTAACCTTTATATACCCACATATGTTTCTTCAATTCTTCTATCTTTTCGGGAGATGGTGCATTTTTTCGATTGTGACCTGTCATGCCCGGGATTGTAGTGTGTAGAGTCGATTCTGACCTCATCATTGAATTCAACATAGCTTCCTTGTATCTTGTTTCACGTTCTTTTTCAGCATAAACAGTGTCCTTCACCCAACATGCAATTGCGAAAGCCATAGTCAAATCATCATTGTATCCTCTCATGGCTTGCGGTCTTCCATTATCCCAAATAAAAGTCTTAAATTCATTAAATAATCTAGCAGAGTGTATTGTAAATAACCTGTTGCGAACAAATTCTTCCATTTTTGCAATAATAATGGGCCTGGTTTTAAGGGACGTCGTAAAACCAGCTACTGAAGAGTTGTGAGATTCCGCTACTATTTGATCCACGTATTCGTGTGTAGATTTGATAGAATAATAAATGTTTGGGTATTCCAGCTCTTTCAACTTATCTAAAACAGCAAACCCTATTGTATTATTTTCAACAACGACCATACAGTTTCCATATTGTTTGCCGGCATCAAATACCAAATTGGAAAAAACGTCTGGTGTTACCTTACCTTGATATTCTCCGACAATTTCCATGTTATCCAGGTCGATAATGTGAAAAACTGAATTGTCTTGGCCGTCGCCTCTTGCCACATCAGCTGCTAGTAAATAAGTGTGCGCAGGATCATAGTTTTCCCAAATCCAAAAGTTCCTGTCAAAGCCTACCCTGTATTTTGGACTGCAAACATCCTTTTCAACCTTGGCTATATCGTCAGGATGAATCACTGTTTCCCCAGAAGTGTTAAAATTACACTCAAGCTCTTGAGCAATTTGCCTTCTAGACATATTCTTTGTTTCTTTTTCAAACCACTCTTGATCGCGATCCGGGTGCACATCCCACATCAACTTTGTTCCATGAAAATCGTTTAAACCTTGTTCAGCTTCTACGTAAATCTTGTGGAACCAATTACCAACTCCGTTAGGCGTTGAAAGAGCAATACAGCGGCCGCCTGTTGAAAGAGTTGGGTATAACCCGGTCCAAAGATCATTCAAACCTTCAACATGAGCAGCCTCATCGATAACTAATAAGGATAATGCCTCGGAGCGGCCGGCGTCAGAAGAGG